CACGCTACCTATGTATCACCATACTGGCGAAAACAGTACCACTTAGATGGTCGCATAGGCGATCACATATTTTACACAGCACCCGCAGGGAGATAAGACGATGACACTAGAACTAGAGATGCAACTACGAGACATGGGCATCCTACCAGCAACTATGCTACAGGAACTAGAGGCTGTCGCTGACACTAAGCACACTTACCCAGACCTGTTAGTTAAGAATTACTTTAATGACCCCAGAGACGCAAACGGAGAGGTTCCATTTTAATGACACAAATCACAGCAACATACATCGACCACATGGGCAGTGACCTGTCCGTAGTTAACGCAGCACGGGTCAGCTTTGGTAAGAGCAGCCAATTAGTCTTTACTGATGATCCAGATGACTATGGCTCTTTGTCTGAACGTGACGCAAAGCTCATCAACTACCTAGCCAAGCACAAGCACATAAGCCCCTTCGGCCATGCCTTTGCATCCTTCCACATCAAGGCTCCTATCTTCGTAGCCCGACAGCTAGTGAAGCATAAGTTCCTACGTTGGAATGAAATCAGTCGTCGTTACGTTGATGATGAGCCTGAGTTCTATGTGCCTGACGTATGGCGTGGACGTAGTGCTGACAAGAAGCAAGGCAGTGAAGGCGAGGTCAGACTTGGAACACTTGATGATGCTATAGTGTCGGACAGCCCACATGAGGCACTCTGTGCGTATAACTCATTGCTTGATGCAGGAGTAGCACCTGAGCAGGCTCGTATGGTACTACCACAATCAACTATGACAGAGTGGTACTGGAGTGGGTCATTGGACGCCTTCGCCAGCATGTGTCGTCTACGTTTACCTTCAGACACACAACAGGAGACACGTGTAGTTGCACAGCAAATTAGTAAAGTGCTAGGCACGTTGTTCCCAGTGTCGTGGGCTGCACTAATGAGCAATCCGTGACGATCCTAATAAACAAATGATGGGAGAAACAGAATGATTGAATACACAGTAAAGGTCTACCCTAATGGCACTAAGTCTTGGTACCTAAATGGTAAGTGTCACCGTGAGGACGGTCCAGCTGTTGAGTACGCTAACGGCTCTAAGTTTTGGTACCTAAATGGTAAGCGTCACCGTGAGGACGGTCCAGCTATTGAGTACGCTGGTGGCTATAAGTCTTGGTATCTAAACAACAAGGAGCTAACAGAACAAGAACATAAGAAAGCCACAACTAAGTCTACTTCATGCTCAGGCAAAGAAGTCGTAATTGATGGTGTTGTTTATGTCTTGAAGGAGAAAGGACAAGACGATGATGACAATAATTGATCCGCCGAGTGGCTGGAAGTATGGCTTCCCTAAACCACTCCCAGACGAGGTAGAGGATGTCTTGGAGTGGTTAGTTAGCGAAGGTTATCCACAGTCTGAAATAGATAAGCTGGGGAAGCACTTCTACTGTCGGTACTGGGAGACAGAAGATGAGTAGTAATTACAAACCTGACAACTGGGTTATCATAAAGTTTAAAGGGGATGACCCACACTACCGTGTTCTAGCTGGTTGGTCTGGTGGGTACATGACTGGAAACTCTTGGCGTATGAACAGTGGCATTACAAAGGTAGAAGAGGACGAAGCATTCTACTACTTCTATGGGTCTAGTGGGTCTCGATATCGTAGTTGTAAAGAGTCGTACACGTTGAGAATGAACAATGCTCATATTTGGGAGCGGCTTCAGACACTGCACGGCGACAAAGTTGAAATGATGCCAGAAGATACTGACTGGGCTAACATGGATTGGATTATATCATGAAGTTTACACACCAACACAGTGATGGCACAAAGATTGAAATAGAAATGGCAGAACATGCGTCCATGGATGCTGTCCTTGAAGAGTTTCAAAACTTCCTTCGTGCTTGTGGATACGTAGTTGAATACAATCAATGTTTAGTTTTGGAGAATATGGATGACTGAGGTAGGCACAATGAAAGTCACAGCCTTTACTGAACATGAAGATGGCAGTGCTACCTGCACCTTGGACCTAGACGATAAGACAGTAGCATTATCTCAAGAGTTAGGGCTGAAGCTACTGCTGTACTGTGGTGCCACAGGAACAGACTTAGATTATGTGTTCAAAGATATATTAGGGGAGATACATGATTAAGCTAACAACAGATGAGATCGTGACAATGTGTGAGAAACTGGCGAGTAAGTACCGCCAGCATCACATGCGAGAGGACCTGATAGCTGAAGGGGTGCTGGCTGTTTATGAGCGGCTAGATACTACCCCTGATGAATACCCTGCTAGTCTATACCGCAGGGCTAACAAGGCTATGTATGACTACCTTAACGTCAAGACCAAGGCGGTTACTATACCTACGTCTAGGACTGCTGACAGTCTAATGACTGGTAACGAGTACAATGGGCAGACACACTCTGAGGTTGGCAAGAAGGTTCTTGATAACGCTCTAAGGTCTACAACAGTGGAGTTTGACGAAGAGTTTATGTCGTCAGTAGAGGACTGCACAGAGAAATACGAGCGAGATGATTACTTAAGCAAGAGCTTAAAGAATTTAACTGAGAAGGAGGCTGAGATAATAAACATGCGTTACTTTAAAGAGATGACACAAGACGAAGTTGCTGTACACTATGGCGTTAGTAGACAGGCTATTGGACTATGGGAGGACAAGGCTTTAGCTAAAATGTCTAAGATGTAACAATTCGTGACTTGCGAGGATTAAGTTTATGTCTATATAGTAAGATGTACCTTGTAAGTTTTCTTACACAAGTTATAACTTAAGTTATCTTAAGTGTTAACAACAACAAGTAATAACTAAAGGATAAGATTATGGACGATGATGAATACTTGGCAAGTGTGTCTACAGATAAACCAGAGTGGCAGTACCATGAGATTTGCTTGTGGTTGCCATACAAGCCTGAGACAGTAGAAGATATTGCCAATGATATGGCAGCAAATGGTTTTAGACTAGATCGTGCTATTGCTACATACGAAGGTAAAATCCTTGATGGTCGTCACAGATATGAAGCTGCACTTAAAGCTGGTGTTGACCCAGTATTTGCTGAGTTTAATGGGACTAAAGATGAGGCGATTGCTTATGTAACATCTGAAAATGTTGCACGGCGTCATCTTAACAATAGAGAGAAGGAGTTCTTCTACGTACAACGTGCTGAGGCTTTAGGTATACAAGAACGGGGTGGGGAGCGTGGTAACCAATACCAAAGTGGCAATATGCAAGATTGCATAATGGCTCCATCAGCCAAAGAACACGCAGAATCTATGGGTGTCTCACATCGTACAGTAGGGAACTGGGAAGCAGACCGTAAGGAGATCACATCAGACCCAGAACTATCGGCTAAAGCTGTAACACCAGAGGGCTACCAAGAGGCCAAGGCTGAGGTACGCAAGCGCAGGAATGTCGTCGTACCAGACTATCGTGTGGACGATGCTATGGGGGCCATCAAGGGAATAGCAGAGTTGTTTAACAAACGCTTTGCAGGAACAAAAGAGGAGGCAGCAAGTGTATTGGTGTCAGAACTTATAAAGGGTTGCGAGACTGACGACATCGGTCTAAGCATAGCCAGAGATTACGTGAAGTGGTTTATGTCGTTCAAAGAAGTTATGGACATAGCCGAACCCACACTATCACGTTTTTTAAACGAACAACCAAAACTTAAAGTAGTATAGGATACCCGACCATGACAAAAGCAACAAACGCAGCTAAACTATATGACCAGTCTAAGCAATTCTGTATGGACCTTGGTTTAATTCCAGACTTTGACAGTGCAAGCCGTCTACTACGATCTGGTGTATCCTCTGTAAGAGGTAACCTAAACTACCGTACCCGTAAAGATATTGTAGACATTGCAAAGAAGCCCTATACTAACGAGTTTGGTAAGCAGGAAGCCTTTGGGTCTATCTGTGATAGAGACCTTGAGTACGCAGAGAAGTTTGTAGAGGCAACCATGAGCCGCTTCCAAGGTGGTGTAAAGAACATGACCGAGGCCAGTATGTACATCATTCGTTGTCAACGTGCAGAGATCAACAAACTCAAAGACTAAACAAAAGGAGAGCCACATGGCTGAACATGCCCACCAAGAGTGTCCCTATGAAACGTGTGGCTCTTCTGACGCCTTTAGTTATAATGACGAAGGATACGGAAAGTGCCACGCTTGCAACCAAGGTTACCCCTCCAGCAGAAAGACCTTCGACTGGGCGGATGAGAAATACCCGACAAAAGGAGATAACAAGATGGCATTTACACCTAAAGCCGTTGTGTCGTTTAACGAAGAAAGCACAGGTTCTGGCGAGTACATTACAATGCGTGGTATCCAGAGCCGCACAATGGAAGACTACGGTGTTCTAACCTACGGGGATCGTCAAGAGTACGTATACCCCAGCGGTGGAATTAAAGTAAGAAACCTAAAGGAGAAAGGCTTCTACGCTAAGTCAGGGTTCAAAGGCGATGAGCTATTCGGCATGAACCTGTTTACTGCTGGTAGCTCTAAGATGGTTACGATCACAGAAGGTGAATTAGACGCTCTCTCAGTAGCTCAGATACTCAAGGGCAGCTACACTAACCCAGTGGTGTCTCTACCCTCTGCTACGCCCTCTAAGAAGCTGTGGGAGAACTGTAAGGAGTGGTTAGATAGCTTCCAGAAGATCGTGCTTTCAGTAGACACTGATGACGCTGGTAATGCTCTTGCTGATAAGATTGCTAAGTTGTTCCCTAACAAGGTCTACCGTGTAAACCATCACCCGTACAAAGATGCTAACGACTTCTTAAAGAATAGCAAGGGAGCAGAGTTTAAGAGTGCATGGTGGGCAGCAAGTAAGTACACACCTGAGAACGTGATGAACACCACAGAGGACTTCTTGTCGCTGTATCAGGATGCACCAGAGCATGAGTATGTGCCTACAGGTATCCAAGCACTAGACGATAAGATACTAGGGCTGATGCAGGGTCACTTCACGGTTATCAAAGCACCGACAGGCATTGGTAAGACTGAGGTCATGCGTTACCTTGAGTACAACATGATCTCGCAGGGTGTACCAATCGCTGCAATGCACGTAGAAGAAACCAAGTTACGATCTCTGTTAGGTCTTGTGTCATACGAATGTAATGACAACCTGACACGCAGGGATTTGATTGAGGATAAGGGAGCTAACGATCAGGTCATTGCTGCGATCCAGAAGTTAACCAAGGATGAGTTGTACTATCAATTCTTCATGGGTGACGGACAGGGTGCAGAAGAGCTATGCGACCAGATCAGATACTTCAGTCAAGCCTGTGGCTGTAAGTTTGTATTCTTTGAGCCTATCCAAGACGTAGTTGTAGGATCATCTGAGGAAGGTAAAGAGGCAATGCTTGCTGATCTAGCTATCCGACTGTCTAAGCTGGCAGCAGAGCTTAACGTGGGTATCGTCACTATCGCTCACACTAATGACAACGGAGACCCAAAGTATTGCAAGATGATTGGACAACGAGCTTCTGTCGTTATTGACTTGTCACGAGAGAAAGAAGCAGATAGCTTAGAGGAACGAAACACTACACACATCCGCGTTGAGAAGAACCGACCATGCTCAGAAGAGGGCAATGCAGGTACAATGCGGTTTAACTTAGATACGTTTACATTAAGGGAAGTATAGATGACAACAGTATTCGACATTGAAACAGACGGTCTTTTAGATGAGATGACCAAAATTCATGTCATGTCTTGGTCTAACGACATGGGTGAAGTTAAGCATACCCATGACTACGATGAGATGCGTTATGTGTTACTCAACACTGGTACTCTGGTGGGTCACAACATTATCCGCTTCGACATACCCGCCGTGGAAAAGTTCCTTGGTATCAAAGTAAAGGCACGTCTGATAGACACGCTGGCACTTAGTTGGTATATAAACCACGGACGTATGAAACATGGCCTTGAGGGCTACGGAGAGGAGTACGGGGTGCCTAAGCCAGTGATTAAGGACTGGAACACCCTGACGCCTCAAGAGTACGCTCACAGGTGTGATGAGGACGTTAAGATCAACAACCGTCTATGGCGTGACCTATCTCTTAAACTAGGTAAACTGTACAAGGACACACCAGAAGACAAAGAACGTCTTATTGACTACCTGTCGTTCAAGCTAGACTGCGCCAGAGAACAGGAAGACCTACGGTGGAAATTAGACGTACCAAAGTCACAAGCAGCCTACGACGAAATTAGCCGTCTCAAAGAAGAGAAGGTTGAGCAACTAGCAGAGGCTATGCCTAAGCGTACCCTTGAGCGTATGGCTAACAGGCCAAAGGTTATGCACAAGAAAGACGGAGAGCTATCATCACACGGTGAGAAGTGGGTGGCTCTCTGCAAGGAGTACAAGCAGTCTGTGACTACGATAGGTTTTAAGGTTAAGACAGGTGAGGAAAGGGGTAACCCTAACTCTAACGATCAGGTTAAGGACTGGCTAAGGTCTTTAGGTTGGGAGCCACGTACATTTAAATTCGTAAGGGATAAAAGCAATGGAGAAACAAGACAGATCGAGCAGGTACGCAAAGGCTCTGACTTATGCAGTAGCGTTCGGGAACTTTCTGCTGTTGATCCTGCTGTTGACTTGCTTGATGGCCTTACTGTTCTTACTCACCGCGCAGGGATACTGAAGAGCTTCTTAGAGGGTCACACAGGTGGCTACCTACAGGCTGGTGTCGCTGGACTTACGAATACGTTCCGCTTCAAGCACTTTAAGCCACTGGTTAACCTACCCAGCGTAGACAAGCCTTATGGCGATGTGATCCGAGGTTGCCTGATTGCACCAGAAGGTTACGTGCTGTGTGGTGCTGACATGACATCGTTAGAGGATACGACCAAGCGTCACTACATGAAGCCACTAGACCCTGACTATGTACAGGAGATGAGCCGAGAAGGTTTTGACCCACACTTAGACTTAGCACTACACGCTGGTCTTATTAAGCAGAGTGACATCGACATGCACAACTCAGGTGAGAGATCACTCAAGGAGTTGCGTAAGAACTACAAGGTTGTTAACTACAGCGCCACGTATGGCATTGGGGCAGCAGCACTTGCACGAGGTACTGGCATGAGTAAGAAGGCTAGTCAGACCCTCTTAGATGCCTTCTGGTCACGTAACTGGGCCATTGAGAAGGTAGCTAGTGGAGCAAAGACAAAGGAAGTGTTGGAGGGCATGTGGCTTAAGAACCCAGTGTCAGGTTTCTGGCATAGCCTACGCAGTGATAAGGATCGTTTCAGTACGCTTAATCAAAGCACAGGTGTCTTCTGTTTTGATACATGGGTTGCACTGTGCCGTACCAACGGAATTAAGTGTGTCGGGCAGTTTCACGATGAGGTGATTGCCCTAGTAGAGAGAGGTAAAGAAGGACATGTAGAAGAGATCATGCACGATGCAGCTATCAAGTTGAATCAAAAGGTAAAACTAAACGTGCCTCTGGGGACAGATGTACAGTTTGGCAACACCTACGCAGACATCCACTAGGATGAAATAAATATCAAAAGTTGCTTGCGAAAAAGCGATTTATGTCTATATAGTATATTACCACCCCCGACGAAAAAGGAAATCAAAATGGGTAAGACAGTTCAAGTAGAGTGCGAAATTGAATGGGCTAAGTTGCGGGAAGAAGACCGTGACATGGGGCCAAACGATGGTTCTGACATGGCTAACACTTTCAACGCAAAGCAGGGCGTATATGTCGTTAACCTAATGTTGACCGAAGATAGCAAGGCTAAGATGATTGCTGACGGTGTTCCTAACAAGGGTTTACAGGCGCAGTTGTTTAAGACCAACAAAGAAGGTCGCATGTTCTACAAAGCGACACGACCACACTTTAACCCTAAGTTCCGTAATCAGGAAACTGGAGAGCAGGGTGTAACAGTAGGGCCACCAGCTATGTTTAAGAAGTCAGGGGATGGTTTCGTCCCTTGGAACTGGGAAGAAGACGGGCTGATCGGTAACGGCTCTAAGGCGATTGTTAAGCTGGACGTGTGGGACGGTAAGATTACCACACTAGAGAAAGTAGCAGTTGTTGACCATGTAGTTTATGAATCAAATACAGATGATCGGAGCGTTTTCTAATGCAGGTAACGATTACATTTACAGCGACTGATGAGGACGATGGGTTTGAGGGTTCTACAATCGTAGTGCGTGATAACATTGAGGACCTCTACGGTCTGGGTAAAGCCTACGCTGACGCAGCACGAGCAGGAGGTTATACATACGTAGAAGATGTTGCCTTTGAGAAGGACGATGGTGCAATGGTGTTTGGCGGCTTTTAATGGCTAAGGTAAAGGTTCTGGTAGATGGAGACATCATAGCATACCGAGCAGCCTTTTCTACTCAAGACTTACTCCCCAAGGATGCGGAAGAGAAGGTAGAGAACCTTCTGGACTTCATTCTTGAGGAGACCTTAGACTTTCATACACCAGACCAATACGAGGTGTACTTAACTGGGTCTAACAACTTTCGTTTTGAGGTAGCAAAGTCCCACCCCTACAAGGGGAACAGAAAGGCAGCAGACAAGCCAAAGCATTTAAGTCATGTACGAGAGTATCTGATTAAGAAGTTTGGTGCCATAGTTAGTGAAGGAGAAGAAGCCGATGACCTCATAGCAATAGAAGCCACAAGGTGTGGTCCAAATACTATTGTCGCCTCAATCGACAAAGACATGTTGCAGATACCCTGTCGCCACTACAACTTCAATAAGAAAGAGTGGAAAACTGTTAATGACTGGAGTGGAGCTAAGTTCTTCTACACTCAGATACTGACAGGGGATGCAGCAGACAACATCAAGGGTCTCAAAGGAATTGGGCCTGTGAAGGCCGCTAAGTTGCTTGAGGGCATTACATCAGAGGAAGGACTTTGGGAAGCCTGTGTGAAAGCCTATGACGGTGATACAGACCGTATTATTGAGAACGCTAGGTTACTATGGCTACGGAGGTATGAAGGAGAGTTATGGCAACCACCAGTAAGCGTAGACAACACGCTATAAGGAATGGTTACAGATCGGGACTTGAGGATGACATCTCTGTTGACTTGAAGGATCGGGGTGTGAGTTTTGAGTATGAGACACTAAAGATTAAGTGGACACTACTTGAGAATAAGACTTACACCCCAGACTTCATACTACCGAATGGTATCATAATTGAGTCCAAAGGTAGGTTTGTAGCTGCTGATCGAAAGAAGCACTTGAAGGTTAAGGAGCAACACCCTAAGTTAGACATACGATTCGTGTTTAGTAACAGTCGTGGCAAATTAAACAAGGGTGCTAAATCAACATATGGTGACTGGTGTGATAAACATGGGTTCATCTATGCAGACAAAAGGATACCAGACGAATGGCTGAAGTAAATAGTTTACTAACACAACTGCTTAAACTCAACAAAGAGCAGCTTGAGGAAATAGGGTTTCATGTAAGTGTGGCCCTGATGGAAATGGAGGCAGTAGATGAGTAAAACAGTAGTAGTCTTTAGCTGCGCTCACGTAGACCCTTCGGTAGACAATGAGAGGTTTAACTGGTTAGGTGAGTTCTTATACGACATCAAGCCTGATTATGTTGTTGACTTGGGTGATGGCGCTGACATGCGGTCTTTAAATACATTTGACACTCGTTCCCCAGAAGCAATCGTTAGCCAGAACTATGAGGCTGACATCAACCACTACAATGACGCACAAGAGCGTA